TTCCATACGATCGTTATAATCGTTACGCATACGTTCTTTTTTGTCTTTCAATGCTTGCAACCGTTTCTTAGCTGACTCATCGCCGTCATCTGCTTTTTTCTTCAAGCTATCTTCATGCGATTTTTCTAAACTTCTGCGATGTTCAGCATCGACTGAATTAGGATTGTATCCTTCTTTATATTTGTTGAATTTGTCTTGAATTGGCTCAAGATCTTTGCCTTCGCGGCCTGCATCAGCTAATGCCTTCATACCTTTTTTACCGTACTTCATATAACCTTTAGCCGCACGGCTCATTGTCTTTTCTTCTGCTTCTGATACAAATTTTCTGTATTCAGAAAATAGTTCTTGTGCAATAGTTTCTTGTGTGGTAGCACGGGGATTGTTTGCAAACCCTCTGCCAGCCGCTGTTCCTAGATTAGGTTGATATGCGTGTGCATTTGTGTCTGATGGGCCAACATTAAAAGGACTGTTAGGAGTATTGTCATAACTTTCTAAGCCTAGTTCATCTTTGTCAGTACTAGCAAGTTCGTCGGCCATACCACGTACTTCGTCAGCCATGCTAGCTACCGGACTATCACCGCCTGCCATTACACTTTCGTCTTCTGGAGGATTCATTTTATCAATCATAGAGCGCATTACTTCGCCGTCGCTAGCACCTTGATCGGGTTGATCGTCTTGGTCTGAAGAATCATCACCACCTAGTGTTGGTTCAGCAGTTAGTACTGATGCACCTGGATTGAGCGCTGGCATATCGCTAGGTCCAACTTGATGAACTCCGGCAAGATTCATAATTTGAGTCAGCATGTTTGCCACTTCATCACCGCTGGCAGCAGATGCATTAAGACTGAACGAGGCTGGAGTTGAATGTCCCATGCCCATAGCATCAGGCATCATGCCGCATTCGTCAATCTTTTTTAGGCCACTAAGTGCTTTTAGTGTAGATAGATCATGTAGCTCTGGAAGCTGTGGTAATTCGGAATTAGCACCTTCAGCTACGCTATATATAGGTATCTGTACCAAAGGATTTGCTACATTAGGATTGCCGCTATCTAGTTCGGCTAATTTTTTCAAAACATTTATCATCTGCATAATTATTTCCTTGGATCGTATTTGGTAGCCTGTTGTATAGGGCTGGTGTTGTTTTGTGGGATATCATTTAAAGTTTTACCGTCAGCCTTGGTTACATCATCGGCCTTATTAGGAATAACTTCACCTCTTGCATGACGTTGTAGTTTAAGCACATCACCTAGTTCTTTAAGGAAAGATTGATTATATTGATCACCATAGTAGTCTTCAAATTTAGCATTTGGTGATTCTTTATAGTCAGGGTCAGTTAGTAGTGTATCTTCGCCTTTTCTTCCCGAACTGGAATCTTGATATTCTTCTAATGGTTCTCCTGGTCTACGAACAGCAAGATTTTCTCTTGCAATTTTTAAACCAGCACCGATATAATTTCTTAATTCGTCTTGTGTTGTTGGATAATCTAATACAACTTCATAGATATGAACTTGCTCGTTACTGAGTTTAGGAAAATCTAAGGGCAATGACTGTACAGGAGTTGTTGTAAGTTTCTTAAAACTTGAAACTTTAAATTTGTCTAAAAGACTTTCAAGTTTTGTTTCAAGATCTTTATTAGCATCTCCCGCAATTTTCACGCGAAAGTCGTATTTTTTAACGCCTTCAGAAAGGTATTCTTTAAATGGTTTCATATTGGTTTCCATATCGATTATTTATTTAGATTTTTAAGTTTAGCCAGTATGCTGTTCCTATCTGTAACAATTACTGCTTCGGCTTCTACAGTATTTCCGTTTCCATCTCCGTTTTTCCTATCAATTGCTAGCTTTTTAAGTTGTAGATCAACCATCTTAAGTTTTTTATCAATTTTGTTAGTTTTAGCAGTAATTGCCGCTGATAGCATTCCGGTAGCAACTTCAAACATTCGAGCACTATATTTTGGTTCAACTTGCATGGCTAAGTCCATTATATCGTCATAGGCGTCTTCTGCTTTTTTAGCCAAACTATCTAACTCTGCATCACTTATATCGCCTAGTCCTTTGACCCTAGGAAGGGCGGAGGAAATTTTATTAAATTCTTCAAGCCTATCTTCGAGACTGATTATTGGGGGATTAACCTCAACAGACGGGGATTCTACTGTCTCTTTATTAGTGTGTATATCTAGCAATTCTTCAAGTTTCTTAGTCATAGTCAAATACTTATCTCATCTTTTTACCAGTATGATACAAATCGTGTTCAGTAATTATTCTAAATTTAATTCCATTTTGCTTGCACCATGCTCTAGCCGCTTCCCACTTAACTTGATTGCGGACGTACTGGGCTTGGTTATAAACATTTTTACCAACTCGTTCTTTGAAACTTTGATTAACTGGTTTAATTTCCCAGAGTTCTGCTCTCTTATTTTTTTTATTATCTGAGAATACAACAAGGAAGTCCGGAACATATATGGTATGTTTTCCAGTTAGGGGGTCTCTGTAAGGTATCTTAACAGATTCACTAGCCCATTGTTCTATAGCATCATTTTCATCGCACATACGCATCACAGAAAACTCCCATGACGACCGATATCTTGGACTGCCTAGTCCTATGTATTTGTCAGGATTTTTTAAATTAAATATTCCTTGACTGAATTTTAAACTCATACTACAATATTTCGTTTGACCAGTTCAGTAATCTCATTGACCATTGTGACTCCTAAATTACTAGTTTTAAATCTGTTGTAATTTAGAATCTCTCCTACAATAGCACTGAGCTCTATATCATTTAATCCTTTTAATGTATCTATAATGTCAAAAGGATTTAAATTATCTTTCTTTGCCTGTGAAATTATAATTATAGACACTGACTCGCTAGCGTCTGATTTAAATCCTTTGCTTTCAAAAAATCCTTTGATAGCAGTTAATGATGAATTATCTAATTCAACTGGAGACTCATAAAATGTATTAAAAAAATCTAAAGTTTTATCAGTACTGGCTGAAGTTTTTTCGTTAGGAATATTGTTATAAAAATTCATGACCTATTTGTGCCTGTTACGTTTGATGGCTTTGCAGAGATTGATCCATCTACGCTCTTATTTGGATACTTATAAAGGTTTACCCTAGCATTGTTACCGCTTGGTAATTTTCCACTGATTGGCGCTGGCGTATCTCCTCGATTGGCAAAGTTTGCCAAAGGACTACCTAACACACTATACCCATATCGTGTTGCATCAGCCGCAGTTAATTTGTTAGCATTTTTAACTAGATTTGCAGTGGCAAAGACTGCTTTTGCCACGTCTAATGGACTATTGGCATTAGAAAACAATCCATCTTCACCAAAGATCTCCGAAGCACCGCCAACTACTCCAGCAATCCCTAATATACCGCCACCAGCAATACTCAACGGGCTTGGCTTTTTATCATAATGTTCGTCATTAATTTGGAGTAGGCGTGTCTTACCTTTGTCGTAGAATACAGATTCATATTCAACAGTCATTTTACTTTCTAAAAGTTGATTACCCATCTGCTGTACTTGACCATGTGACCATTCTTTTATCATTGGATTGACTAATGTTATACTGCTAAATTTCTTTTTATTAAGTAGATAAATTTCAATGGCAGAAAAGAATCGTTTATCAATACCGTTGGCTAGGCCATAAGGTGATATACTATCATTGTATTTTACATTGTCGGTATATTCAACTGGAATTTTATTTCCAAAATTATTTTGACCATACACTCCGTCAGCATAATAATATTGATAGTAGTTGCGCCATAGTTCAGTAGTAGCGTTAGCCATGTCATCATGGAATGTTATAGTAACAGGACTGTATGTTATCTTATTCTGTATTACTGTTTTCTTATTGTATTGATTGAGTGTTTCAGTACTAATTAAAAATCTTGGAAGTTCCGCTTCCTTAGCCATGAGGCCCACAAATTTTGAATATCTTTCTGCCCATGTTGGGTCTAAGAGATTTCTAATCTCGGGATTAATCTTTAATCTTACATAGTATAACCATCCGGCCTTAGGGGCTAGGTCATAGAGATTATCATCCCTATATAATCTACTTGCGTGACGAAAATCTCGCATGTAACCATCAGAGCCAAAGAAGCCTGTTAAAAATCCATCTAGTACGCTATTTGCCATATAGATATTTATGCCACAAAAAAAGGCCCTGCAGGGCCTTTTTTGTCTAGGTTGTTTAACCTGATATTAGAGTCTGTCCAGTTCTTCCGACAAATGCACCAATACCGCCTACACCACCGGTTTCATCTGTTTGATATGCGTTATCGTATTTTAGTGTTAGTGTAATGTCTTGAGGATCACTGCTCTTATAGTCGCCTTGTCCGTAGGTAGCTTTTTGTATGTAGCAACCTTCTAGAACAAATGCTTCTAAAATACCTACAGCGTTAGCACCATTGCCACCGTCTAATATTTCGATATTAGTTGTGAATTTATAGTCTTGACCGCTGACTGCACTAGATTGTTCAAAGAAATCAAACTGCTTCTGAATTTGCTGACCGACCAATTTGCTTACGTTATTAGACATGTCATCTCTTAGAACAATTTGAAGTTCTGCCCAGGTATAACGACCAGCATAGTTAATCTTGCTGTTATAAACAGATAGCTCAATGTTCTCGAATGACACATCTGGTCTTGCACAGGTCATGACTTGTTTAGTTAATTCATGAGTGCCGCCATTTGCGCCAAACTTATCAAACGTTACTCTGTAACGATATTTTAATTTTGGCATTAACAATGGCTCAGAGCCCCCGCCGGAGCCTCCCTTTGGCACTGTTAAATTAGTTAAGCTAATTGGCATGTATATGCTCCTTTTTTATTATTTACCATATTATAAACCAGCTTTGATCTCACCAGTATTCTTCAATCTTAATGGAATATAAATGAACTCTACGGCCTTAACTGGTTCTATGGCAACGTCCATCCATAGTTCTGATCGGTCTACGCGAGTAGGTGTGTTGTTTGTTTCATCACACTGTACGATGAAGTCATAAATGGCTCGCTGACCGACTAATTCAATCATTAGACTTTCAGCCGCGCTCTTGATTTCATTTCTAGTATTTTTATCATTAGGTTCAAACAAGAATGGACGACTTAAAATGTCCAACTGTCTGCGTAGATAAGCAACTAGTCTAGAAACATTAATTCTATCTAATGAACTAGCGCCTTTGGCTCTGGTTAAATTACCAAAATTTACAATTCCAACACCGTTAAGTGTAGCAATAGGATTAATCTTTGCAGTCTCAATCATTACGTTTCTAATATTAGTTGGTAATGCTGTAGTCTTGAACTCACCGTTTTCTAAATATCCTACAGATGTTGCGTTATCAACGCCGCCCCTGCGAATACCGGCTGGTGCAAACCATACATAACTCTTTTGATCGCTAGTTGCGATTGTACGTAACATCATGTGGCTTGGTGGAACAACAATCTTGTTGCCGCTGTTATCGTTAGTGTAACCGCTTGGGTAGAAGAATGCCATATACTCGTCATAACTTGTACCGCCTTCATCACCATTGTCAGTAGCCAAGGCAGCATTAGTACCCCAATTAGCTAACTCAGTGCCTGTGGCTTTTAATCTAAACGGTGTATCACCTACAACAAAACCAGTATATGATCTATCAGCATTTAGTGCAATCATATTTTGTACAAGTTCTGGATATCCAGGTGTTGCAATAAGATTAAACACTAACGTGTCTGTATCTCGAATTTGTTGATTTGTATCAATCAAAGATTTCATTGAAGCTACAACAAATCCTCTTTGAGCCTTACGACCAAATGTTCCGCTACCATCGGCAGCATTAGGACTTACGCTAACCCAACGATCTGCAAAATAAGCAGTAGTTGCATTAGAACCGTCCATAGGATCATTAATGTAACGTGGATTATTTCCGTCATTTGCATTGACGTCAATATGGTTTACTATGTATTTCTTAACATTGTATCCTGAACGACGTAGGTTCCATAGGCGTGTACCTTGAGGATATTCTGCAGGATCTGGAGCATCCGGATCTAGATAATCACTAGTGAGCAAATCTTTAATTGTAGCAGGAGAACTTGCTTGACCGCTTGCGGCCCAACGTGCATCTTTGAACACCCATCCATTGGGAGTTTCTTGATCTGTTGTATCTTGTAGGACCCATTTCAGTGTTGTGGCATTCCAAACATAAACAATTTTTCCGTACAATTCTGAATTAGAATAGTCAATCCATATATCGCCATCAACTAGGTCAGTGCCATCGCTCTGCTTAGTTGGTGCAGATGCTTTGATTTGAGGTCCATTTGGGTCTGAACTAGGGAATGCTGTTTTGTAGCCAACCCATGTAGTGCCGTTGTGATACATGATATCAGCTTCAGTTAAATTTGAACCGTAGTATAATGTACCGTTTGCAGGATTAGTGTATGGCGCTGAAGATTTAGCTTCATAGACTAGTGGCTTCCAGTTGGTAGCTTTGTATGTATAGCTGTCATAGTCGCCTTTGTCGTATAGATTTACAGTACCAGTCTTAAGAGCCATATTGTAACCAGTAAATCCAAGTGTTGGAAGGATAGGAGATAGACTATTATTTTCTCTCAAATATATTTCGCCACCTAGTGTGTGGCTAATGCTAATAGTACCATCTGTGTTTAATGTTGCATTAGTATTTGTAAATCCAGCGGCACTAATAGCTGTAACGATAGTTGCGCCAGCTACAGTACCAGATGTTGCAGAAACAATAATTTGTCTCTCTACGCTAACTGTAGAAGAGCCTGCAACGGTCTCAGACATCCAAAAACTGGTAGCAGTAGTAACTGCTACACTGGTGACATCATTTGCTCCAGTTACAGTAGTAGGACTAGTCGCATTGCGACGATAAATTTTAAAATTAGCTAATTGTGTAGAAGTGCTACGAGCGCCGGTGCCGTGATCATAGTTGCTTTCAACATATAGTGCACCTGATGCAATATTTTTTCCGCCGGTAAGATCTAGAGATTTAATAGCCTCTGCACCATTTGCATATAGCGGGGCAGAAACAGTACCCCAAGTCTGTGTTGAACCGTTGTAGTATTTTACTACCCAACTTGCACCTCTAGCATAGCTAGTTGTTTTGATATAAGCACTGCCGCTTGGCACACCGTCTGTAGCATACTGAGGAACTTGTGTGTGTTTAGCAATGGTTAATGTAACGGGGTCATAGCTGCCAGCTGTTAGTCCAAGACTGCTTAGGGCAGTTCCGGATAATAATATAGCACCAGTAGTAGTAGTACCAGCAGTAGAATATAATTCTATCTTACCTGCGGTACTGATTTTTGCCCCAACTTTGAACTGATTTACCTGATTGTTAATTGAACTAACAATACCAACTGTACTTGTTGTTCCTAGTGTAACACTCTGTCCGTTGATGACCACACTATTGGCATTATTAACACCTGCTGGAGCAGTGGCGGCGGTGACAACAGGCCAGCTAGACTGCCAACTATGGCTTATCCATGTGCTAGTATTATTATTTGAGTTAAACTGTGACTCATCGTTTGATCCAAGTAAAACCCATTGATTATTTTTGTTCTTGTAGTAGATCGGATTTTCGTTATCAGAAGTAGCAACTACTGCATAAGAACCAATAGCTCCTACTGAAGACTTAGGAACTAATCCTGTTAGTTGGGTGCTAGTATTACTATCATCAATAATAATAGGAGTTATCGGTGTAAAGACACTATTTACTGCATCCCATTCATTAATTCCAAATAATGTATTGCCGGAGTCTAGCCAATATGTTCCACTAACTGGAAGTCCATTTGGGATACTGCTTTTAACTGCCAGTTCAGTTAGATTAATATCTGCGCGGACAACATAGGCCTTGCTACTAATTCCTAGCAAACTGTAGGCAGCTTGAAGACCGTATTCATTAAGCTCGCCACCGTGAATTGGGTTTTGACTTGCATCAGTATAGAATGTAGGAACACCAAATGTGTCTGCTAAATCTCGTTGTGATGTAATGGTCCAAACTTTACCAGCATTGGCTTGAGTTGTTCCTTGTGCTGTACCTGTTTTGCTAGCATTAGCCTTATCTTGTGCTGATGCTACTACGATTAAAGGTACGGTTCCTGGGGCGGACGGTGTATAGAAACTCTCATCAATAACTGTAACCTGAACGCCTGGTGATTGTAATGTTGCCATTGTAAATTCTCCTAAAATGGATCACTTTGAATTATTTAGCGAGTTACCTTATTTTTTACCGGATTAAATACATAGGAAAAGGGCATGAAAAGGGCACGAAATTGCGAAAACTTTGTAAAAATTGCAAGGCCAGACCTGTGGCAATTAATTATATTAAAGAGGGGAGAACCTACTATAGGTCTAAGTGTGACCACTGTGCTCGAGGCCTAGGTACCGGCTTGCCTAGATGGCAAGTGGCAGGATATAAATTAAAATCAAAGTGTGATAAATGTGGGTTTGTCAGCAAGCACCCTGAACAATTTAATGTCTACCATATAGACGGAGATCTAGACAATTGCCGACAGAACAATCTTAAGACTGTATGCGCAAACTGCCAACGGCTACTTCACGTACTAGGGTTGCCTTGGCGTCAAGGTGATTTAACGCCAGACTTTTAAGTTCTGAAAATAGACTATCAATAGTGGTATCATTTTGTATAACGTAGTCAATGTCACCGCCTACCCAGGCGGTTTCACTAGCATGTATTTTTAATTTTTCTAATTTTCTTTGACTTAATGCCCACAAAGAGTTACTATTAGGCCCTTTGTTAAAACTAACGGCAGCATCATACCACTCGGGCTCTGTCCCTCGTTTGATCCTTATCACAAGACCGCCTGCGCTGTGTATTGCTTTAATCTCGTTAGGAAAACGTACATCGCTGATAACAATGTTATCCTGTGTTTTACGCATTTTATTTTCTAGGCTAGCAATCCATATATCGTCATGGAAGCCTGCTCGGCATACTTCTGTTCCCCAGTATTGTAATACCCATCTCGGCGTCAATGTAGGCATGCCTAGTCGGTCTGACCACCACGGATCTACTTGTTCTCGCCATGCACGGGCTTCTGCGGTGCGGCCTTCTAGCAGAGTTCTATCCCATCCAAACACGCAGGCTACTGCATCTTTAAGTGTATTAGCAAATGAATCTCTTCGAAATCCGTGACAATTAACCAAATAATCTGCGGCAGTATCTTTGCCTGCACCAATGAATCCAACAAATCCGATAATCATAGCATCTCCTAAGATACTATATTTTATACAAAAATTAGCCTCTAGTAAACCACATTGGCTGCTGATTATCTACATTTGTTACCAATTCTAGTTCTAGCTTTTCGATCATTGCTAATCCTTCAGATTTTATTGCTGTACCATTTAGTGTTGTTCCGCCCTGCGGACTGGCAATAGTGCCAAACTTTTCGCGAGCTTCTCCTAGCATGATCTTGCAGTTTGCTAGGGCGTAGTCCTTCAACCATATTCCTGCATACGTATCTTCAAATAGAGAAAAATCTGGACGATAATTATACATCCAAATTAGCAAACTTTCTTGACCTCTAGGACGTTGAGAGATTGTTAGCTTTTTTGTTGTAGGGTTAAATTGAAATATAATATAACTACCAAACATTTTTCCTACTTCTTTCTGATATGCAGAAAACATATAGTAGGTTGCTAGCCCGCCCATGTTACTGCTAGAAAGCAAATATGTATTAGAATATGCTAGGTTAAACGGTTCAAACAGCGTACCGCCGTCGCCCCCGCCTGTTCTAGATCCTACACTACGTCTAAAAACTTCACGTACTTGCATTACTTCTTTAGGCAAAATATATTCGTTTTTATCAGTTTCTAATGTTAGATAGCCAAAACTTTCTTCTACAGAATTACTACTACGTTGGCGATACTTAGCTAACGCACGGTCTATTGCTGTGTTGTAATGTTTAGGATCTAGCTCAACATCAACCATACCATCACCTAAGAGGGTACGGCAATACTCAATTATTTCTTGTCGGGAATTATCAACTTCGGTCATACAATTATTTACCTATAAATATACTACTATGCCACGTCTATCACTCTACAAACCAGAAAAGGGCAACGATTTTAAGTTCCTCGACCGCGTAATTAATGAAGAATTTCAGGTTGGGGGTACTGATATTTTTGTCCATAAGTACCTTGGTGCTTACGATCCTTTAGAAGGAGAAAGTAGTCCTTCTAAAACCGCCAATGTTTCCGAACAAGGTGAGCTAGGTATTCAAGACCTTATCTTTATGGAAAATAGAGATAGAAAATATGAGAAAGATATCTACCAACTACGTGGTATTTACACCATGCAAGATATTGATTTTAATCTAAGTCAATTCGGCCTGTTCTTAACTAATGATAATATTATGGTTACCTTTCATCTACGATCGACGGTTGATTCTATTGGACGTAAGATCATGGCAGGAGATGTATTAGAATTACCTCACCTTAAAGATGAGTATGCACTAGGCGATGCCGCAGTGGCATTAAAAAGATTTTATGTAGTGACAGATGTTGTTCGTTCTGCAACAGGTTTTAGTCAGACTTGGTATCCACACCTAATCAGAGCCAAATGTCAGCCTCTGGTAGATAGTCAAGAATTTAAAGATATATTTGATGCAGATGCTGGCGCAGGCGACAATTCTACTCTGCGTGATCTAATGAGCACCTACAATAAAAACATTGAAATAAATCAACAGATTCTTTTACAGGCAGAAACTGATGCTCCTGAAAGCGGATATGACACTACAAAACTATACATAATTCCAACCAAAGAAGATGGTACTGTTGATGTATTTGATACTACTGCTAGCGATACTGATGCTAGTTCTACTAACATCGATGCTACCATTACTCTACGAAGTCCGGATAAAAATCTATACACCGGGTATCTAACTAATGATGCTATTCCTCCAAACGGGGATCTTTACACGTTTGGTATAACATTCCCCGATAGCCCGGCCCGTGGGCAATTTCATCTGCGTAATGATTTCTTACCAAATAGATTATTTAGGTATGACGGTAGAAATTGGATTAGATTTGAAGATGACATTAGAATGACTATGAATAATTTTGGTAATGAAGATGTCGCCGCTGGAACATTGAACGCAGGCAAAGATGTACGTCAGACATTAAAATCTAGTTTTATTAATAATAACACAACTGCTACTATTGCTGGCAAGGTGATTAACGAAAAACAACCTTTGAGCAAGGTACTTAGACCACAGGCGGATGCATAATGTCAGATCATTTCTATGACGGTCAAGTACGCCGTTACTTAACACAATTCATGAGAGCAATGAGTAGCTTTAGCTACAAAGATGCTAAAGGAAAACTTACTCAAGTACCAGTACGGTATGGAGACATGACTAGACAGGTTGCACAAATTCTAAGTAAGAATAGCGAAAACATTGTGCAAAGTGCTCCATTTATTGCCTGCTATATTAAAGATCTATCCTATGATAGAGAACGATTACAAGACCCAACGTTTGTTAGTAAGGTACAGGTTAGAGAAAGAGAATATGAAATTGATCCAGTAACTGGACAACGTAACTATTTAAACATACAAGGTGCTAATTATACCATAGAAAGGTTAATGCCTAGTCCTTATACTGTAACATTTACCGCAGACATCTGGACTTCTAACACAGAACAAAAATTACAACTGTGGGAACAAATTGTTGTGCTGTTTAATCCTGCACTAGAAATACAAAGTACAGATAATTATTTTGATTGGACTAGTTTAAGTTATCTTGAACTTGCATCACAGACATTTGAATCTAGATCAATTCCACAAGGAATGGAAAGTGATATCAGTATCTGCACATTAAATTTTACATCTCCAATTTGGATTACACCCCCGGCCAAGGTTAAGAAGCTAGGGATTATTACTAAAATTATTTCTAATGTTTTTACAGATGTTCCGGGCAACATTGATTCTGGTGCGTATAAGGATCTTGGATTGACAGACTTGTTTGCTGGCAGGGTTGCTCGCGCAAAGACTGTAATCACTCCGGGCAATTTTGATCTGCTGGTATTGAATAATGTTGCTAACATACTGCCACTCAAACAATCTAATATTAATGATGAGCTAACAGACATTACCGGAGTATCAGGCAAGGCTAACTGGAAAAGTTTATTAGATTTGTATCCTGGAGAATTTTCAGCAGGGCTCAGCCAGATCAGATTAATAAAATCAGATGGCAACGAGATAGTAGCCTATTGTAGTTTAAACCCTACTGATGATGCTGCCATGGTTCTGAGTATTGATACAGATACTATACCGTCAAATACTATTATTGGTGGCCGAGGTACCGTAGATGCTATTGTAAATCCTGTAACATTTGTTCCTACCTCTCCAACTTCTAATACAAGATATCTTATATTAGAAGATATAAACAATTATGACTTACCAGATGGTACTAATGATGCGTGGAGAGCCGATGCGTGGAGAAGTTCAACAGGTACTAGTTTTGTAGCTCATGCGAACGACATTATAGAATGGACTGGTACTGCATGGACTGTGGTATTCGATTCCCAAGAGACTACAGATATAACTTATATAACTAATTCATATACAGGAATACAGTACAAATGGGACGGAGAACAATGGACCAAGAGCTTTGAAGGAGTATATGATCGAGGTTCTTGGCGATTAATTCTATGATAGAAATAGTTTGCAGTGGTGGTTTATTTTTAGCTAAGGATACAAAAAGATTTTTATTCTTGCTACGCACACAGGGTAAGACTGCAGGTACTTGGGGACTAGTTGGTGGAAAAAAGGAGCCCACGGATCGTACAGCCTATGATGCGCTTAAACGAGAAATTTCAGAAGAAGTTGGAAAAACTCCAGTTATTAAAAAAATAGTTCCCTTAGAACTCTTTACCAGTAACGATCAGCAGTTTCAGTACAACACCTATGTTCTAGTAGTTGAAAAAGAATTTATCCCGACACTCAACGAAGAGCATTCGGGATATTCTTGGTGTAGTTTAAACTCTTGGCCTAAACCACTGCATCAGGGTGTAAAAACTAGCCTCAATAATAAAATTATTAAGACTAAACTAGAGTTACTGTTGGACCTAGTTTAAGTTGTTGCTAATACTTGAGCAATTTTAACTTTTAAAGTTTCATCAGTCCATGTACCTTTTACGGCCTGATATTCATCGCCCTGCCATACTGTAATCTGTCTGGTAAGGTGGCGTTCTTCGTCAAGCAATATACTTGCGGTAACGGACCCATTAGGGCCAAGCATTCCGGGAAAATAATTATTTTCAATACTACCATAGTTTTCACTAATTCCTAGTATCTTAATAGAATTAACTGTTACGGCAGCTACAGCTGGTATAACTTCGACTGCATTATCTAAATTAACTTCAAGACTCATATCTAATCTCCATTGATATTATATTTATTAATCTTTGCCTGTAACAATTACAGCCACTTTATCGACCCAAACTAAGCGGCCATTACAGGCAATATTCCACTTGGTTTCTCCGTATTCGTTAGTACATTCGGTATATGTTTCTCCTACTATTCGAACATCTGATGCTAGGTGTTCAACTCCGTTTTCAAATACACGCCACACTAGTTCGGACCCGTTATGTTTGGTATTAAACCTAACATGATACTTGTTCATTTTAATCCTAGTTCTTTACGAATCTTAGTAGCACTAATACTAGTTACTGAATCATCAAATGCCTCTTCACCTGCTGTATAACCTACGCCACGACCCCAACCAATATGTACAATGTTAGGTACAACTTGAATTTCGTATTGTCCTTGATAAAGTGGATCTAGATCACGTTTAATAAAACTTTTAACTTTTTCAACTTCAAACGGATTACTACCTTGCCATCCTTGTACATCTCGAACCTGTATAACTACCTGTCCAGTCTTGGCTAGTAATCTTTCAAACAGGGCACGATGTCCTTCATGCCATGGTTGCCAACGACCTAGCATCTGTACAGTTTCTTTTTTCCAATCAAACGTTGGCCGGCGGCGACTAGTTAGAATATGCTCGCCAATAAATTCTGCCCATTTGTCTGCATCTTGCTCAGTAATGCGAAAATCATATTGCTCAGGTTCTACAAATGCCGCATTAGTATCAGCATAGCGTCCTTCACGGATAGTATCTACCCATATAGTCCAATCGGCTTTAAAGTTGTTACGCATTTCAACTAATGGAGCAACAAAGTCGCAGATCACATATTCGCCTGTACATTCTAGCGCAAACTGTAGCATACGCAGACTTTGACGTATGCGTCCTTCTTTACTGAAATCCCAGTCATTGAATTTTCGTCGTACATCATCAGCATTGAACCAATCTACTCCTACCTGCATAAAGTTAGGGCTCGGAATTCCTTCATAGTTCATAACTCGTTGTGGATTAACCTTTAATAGATCTCCGTTAGTTTCGAGATACTTTTTAAGTGCCGATGCTAGGGTAGTTTTTCCTGATCCGGGTAATCCCATAATTAAAATTCGTTGTGCCATTTTTACTTCCTTACTTTGTTAAAAAAATCTTGCCATTGCTGTATTCTTATTGGCCAGGTATGATACTTATTATAGTATTCACTCTGTTGCTTAATTTTTAGCTGTGTTTCATCTGACCAATAATTATCAATTGCGTTGTTTAGTTCATAGGCAAATCTCTCTGCCATAAATTTTCTATTTGGACCGTATGGTATATAAGTTGCCCAATCACCGCAGGTTTCTGGTAATGCACCGTAGCCTGTTGTGATTATTTGGCATCCTGCAGTTAATGCTTCAATGGCTGCAATGCAACTTGTTTCTTCAAATGTATTAGGGTACGAAAAGATATGTGCGTTAGCTACATATTCCCTAACAATTTCATTTGGTTGATATCCATGGTAATTTATACCAGGGGTTGTTTTACAAAGATCCCATAGCCAGTCAAACTGTCCTTCTACGCTCTTTTCAAAGTTCGGTCCATAGATTGTAGTACTGGAAAATACATCAAGCTCAACATCATCTCTGTTTAATAATTTAAATGCATCAATTAAAATATCAAGTCCTCTCCACGGGGTAGAGGTATATATTAATTTAATTTTATCCGATCTATCTCTTTCTTTAAATTCTGCTCTAGGGGCGGCATTACGAATAACAATGCTTTTATATGCAGGAACATTATATTTTTGTCTAAATTTTTCATATACCCAATAGCTAACCCATACAAAGTAATCCACAGTTTCAATAAATTTAGGATCGGCCATGCCGTTGGTACTTTCTTCATTGGTGTTTAACTGTTGCCAAACTATGTTCTTTTTAGTTGGATCAATAAATTTCCAATCACAGAAACTTAAAATAAGATTGATATCTTTTTCCCAACCTGGCTCAACTAGATTGGCCATAGTATAATACATTAACTCACTGCCACCTAGAGGTTTTTTCATAGACTCTCCGCAAACGTCATTAGATTGTCAAATACTTTTACCTTGGGTAATAACATTCTATATATAGGATTTTTAAGTTTGTTGGCTGTTTTTTGACCATTGCCAGTTAATACCAG